AACACCAAACTTATCCTGCACAAATACTAACATAGGAAGGAACTATGCCAGAGGAAAATAAAATAAAACAAGAAAAATCAAAAGTAGAGTTAGATACTTCAGGACCTGAAGTTGATGTAATTTTACCAGAGGAAGAAAAAGAAGAAGTAATAGAAACCAAGGAAGAAGAAACAGTAAAAGAAGTAAAAGAAGTAAAAGAAGAAGAAGTTAAAGAAGAACCAGTTAAAGAAGATGATTCTAAGTTAGAGGAATACAGTAAAGGTGTTCAATCACGTATTGCTAAACTCACAAGAAAAATGAGAGAAGCGGAACGTAGAGAAGGCGCTGCTGTTGAATATGCTCAAGCTTTAGAATATCAAAGAAAACAAGATCAGTCTCAATTTAAAAAAATGGATACTGATTACTGGTCTAGATTTGAGAAAAATGTAAAAACAGGAATGGAGTCTGCTCAAAAAGAACTAGCAGGCGCCATTGAAACTGGAAATGCAGAAGCTCAAGTCGAAGCTAATAAACGGATTGCCACATTAGCATTTGATAATGCTAAATTAGAGCAAGCCAAAGAGCATAAACCTGTTGCACAGGAACCACCTGTACAACTTTCAGACGGTGGAAGATTACCACAGCAAACACCACAGGAACTTCCTGATCCAGATCCTCAAGCAGAAGCTTGGGCTAGTAAAAACACATGGTTTGGCAAAGATAGAGCCATGACTTTTACTGCCTTTGAAATCCATAAGGATCTTGTAAATGAAGGATTTGATCCTAAATCGGACGATTATTATTCTGAAGTTAATAAAAGAATAAAAGTTGACTTCCCGCATAAATTTGCTATAGGTGGTGATGTAGAAACGTCCAAAACCAATCAGTTGGTTGCTTCAGCTAAAAGAAGCGTAAGACCTGGACGCAAAACTGTGAGACTCACATCTTCACAGGTAGCAATAGCTAAAAAATTAGGTGTGCCACTCGAAGAATATGCAAAACAAATAAAACTCACGGAAGGAGCATAAGCATATGGAAAAAGAACAAAAAACTTCACGTGCGAGTCAAACACGGCAAAAGACTGAAAGGCCAAAAGTGTGGACTCCTCCATCATCTCTAGATGCACCCCCTGCACCTGATGGATTCAGGCACAGATGGATACGGGCAGAGAGTTTAGGATTTCAAGATTCTAAAAATATCTCTGGAAGATTAAGATCCGGTTATGAATTGGTGAGAGCCGACGAATATAAAGATCAAGATTATCCTGTAGTCACTGAAGGAAAATACAAGGGGATTATCGGGGTTGGTGGCCTTGTACTCGCAAGGGTACCCGAAGAAATCGCGAAGCAAAGAACTGAATATTATGCTAAACAAGCAGAAGGTCAGAACGAAGCGGTTGAAAACGATTTAATGAGGGAAGAGCATAAGAGTATGCCTATTGACGTAAGTAGGCAGTCTCGCGTAACCTTCGGTGGTACAAAGAAATAATATTTCTTAAACTATCGATTTAAATCAACCCGTTTACATTTATGTAAACATTAAGGAGTAATAACATGGCTAATAGAAACTCAGCCGGTTTTGGGTTTAGACCAAGTGGAACGTTAGGTAATACACCTGCGACTCAAGGTCTATCTCAGTACTGGATTGATTCGGCAGCAACAGTTGATCTTTTTAACGGCATGGCGATGAAATCGTCAGGCGGTTATATGATTACTGGTGAAAGTGCAACTACAGTTACGACTATAGGTGTATTGTTCGGAATCTATTATAATGCGGCTTCCACATTGAAACCCACATGGGCTCATTGGTATGACGCAACAATTACTCCAGCAAACAGTGAAGACACACAAGCGTTTGTTAATGATTATCCTTTTCAGAAGTATACTATAGCTTCAGATGATGCAGTAGCAGCTAATGTTCCTGCAGCTCACGTGAAGTTTATGGAAACTTTCTCCGTGTATGCAAATACAGGCGGAAATACTACAACAGGTAAATCAACAGCAACTCTTGACATCGCGGCAACACATGCAACAACACACTCTTGGAGATTATTAAGAAGTGCTGAGGAAGTTGAAAACAACGACCTTACAGCAGCTTATTGTTCTCTAGAAGTTGTTCAGAACTTGTCCGAATTTGTCGGATCTGGCACATAGGAGCATAATAACATGGCAATATCACGAGCACAGCTAGTGAAAGAACTAGAACCAGGTTTGAATGCACTATTCGGCCTGGAGTACAAACAGTATGAAAATCAGCACGCTGAAATTTATACAACAGAATCATCTGACAGAGCTTTCGAAGAGGAAGTAATGTTAAGTGGTTTTGCAAACGCAAACGTTAAAGTGGAAGGATCTGGTATTTCTTACGATGAAGCACAAGAAACTTACACTGCACGTTACACACACGACACAATTGCTTTAGCTTTTTCAATCACTGAAGAAGCGATTGAAGATAATTTGTATGACAGACTTGCGTCTAGATATACAAAAGCTTTAGCAAGATCTATGTCTAATGCGAAACAAGTAAAAGCAGTAACACCTTTGATTCAAGGTCTTCCTTCAACGGATAATTTTGATTCTGGTGATGCTGTATCTTTGTTCTCAACTAACCACCCAACGGTTAGTGGAACAAAAGTTAAAAATACTTTAACTACGCAAGCAGACTTAAACGAAACATCTTTAGAGCAAGCATTGATTGACATTGCTGGCATGACGGATGAACGTGGATTAAGAGTCGCAGCAAGAGGAATGAAAATGGTTATTCCTTCAGCTAATCAGTTCAATGCTGAGAGATTGATGAAATCTCCAGGCAGAACTGGAACAGCAGATAATGATATCAACGCTGTAGCATCAATGGGAATGGTTCCTCAAGGTTATAGAGTGAACAATTTCTTAACTGATACAGATAGTTGGTACATCATTACTGATGTCCCTAACGGTATGAAAATGTTCCAAAGAGCAGCTTTAAAAACTGCTATGGAAGGTGATTTTGATACTGGCAACGTTAGATACAAAGCTAGAGAAAGATACTCGTTTGGAGTATCCGACTATAGAGGTATCTTCGGCGTTGAGGGTGCGTAATCCAAAATAAATTTGTGGCGGGACATAGTTCCGCCACATTTTGCAAATAAGGTAAGAAATGCTTAAAAAATTCCTAGTACAGATATGGGCTTACGATCATCACGCTAAATTTGAAGTTTTAGCTGAGGATAATCGTGAATCTATTGAACAATCTATCCTTGACAAGCTAGGAGAAAAGAGTGTAAAGTGGGAATCAACGGGAATGTTTAGAAATGTACCCCGTAGAATAACCTATGAGGAGGTTAATCATGACCGAAGACCTGTACAAACAAAAGAGGTCCTTGGAGTTAGGTTGGCAGTATGAGTATAATCAACATGGAAAATATACTCTTGACATGGTCGACATTGATGAGAAGATTAGAGTACCATCACCCAGATCAAAGCTGAAGAATTTAAAGTTGCTGATAGAGAAAACAAAATCAGTGAGTCAGCTGCCCAAGTTTCTGTGGCAACTTAGATAAACGCCACATCGCTGAAATCGTACTTTTCTGCAGGGATCCCTTGCACTTAATCAAAAAATAACATATAAATTTGCCACTATACAAATTTTAACAAAAAATTAAATGTAGACGCGTATAGTCGACATCCCCTAGGGACTACATTTATATATTCTAGGAGGAATATTATGGCAAATACAACGTTTAAGGGAACAGTAAGAGCAGAATCTGGTCTTAAAGTTTCCGCACAAACCGCCGCTACGGGCGCATACACTGATAAGTTTACTATTGATTCAAGTGGAAATGTAGTAGTTAAAGGAACGTTAACAAGACTAACACCAGCAACAATTTTTAACTACAATTACATTACATGTGCAGCACCTATTGTTACAAATTTTGGTAACTCAGCTGACGGTGTAATGGCAACTGAAGATAAATTTGGAATGCTGTTTTTTGGTCCAAACAACGAAATGTACCCAGCAACAGCACTTTCTATTGGTGCTTATACAGTAGCGGGTAAAACTCCACAATTAGATGGAACAGTTCCAGCAACAGATACAGCTACAACACAAGCTGGATTTGATTTACAGATGGATACTGAAACAGCAGCTGCAACAGGACTAGAAGTAGTCTTAGCAGGTGGTCCACTAGGTGGAAATGCTAATGGCATTACAATTGGCACACATGCAGCTACTATTGAAGCAACATTCAATACACCTGACTGGACTGACTTTGATGCTTGTGGTATCGGATTTAGAAAAGTTGAAGACTTTAATGATGGTCACGTACCAATTCTTGACGGAGCCGCAGCTGCAGATGCGATTTATACTGACTTTGCTGCCTTTGGAGCAATGGGTGATACAAACCTTGAAATCATGACTGACTTAAATAACTCAGGAACATCTACTTCGACAGATTGTGGAGCTTCAGTTCCAGTTGATGGTCAAAACTTAAGAGTAAAAATAACTCTCTCATCAGCAGGTGTAGTAACTTATTCATTTGTTGTGAATGCAGTGGCAGGAGCAGGTACTTTAGCTGCACCAGCAACAACAGCAGCATTTACTTTTGATGATGGTGATGTTGTAGTACCTTATATCTTTACATCAAGTGACACAGCAGCAGCTGATGTACTTTGGTTAAAAGACTTAACGGTAACTCGTACACCAGGAGTTAGTTATACTAACTAATAAATAATTAAAGATGGGGCTTCGGCCCCATCTAGTAATCTTAATTAAGGAGGGATTATGGCAGACGCAGTACAAGGACCAACTATCATGCAAGAAAATGATGCAAGAGTGGTTATTAAAATAGTAAATGAATCAGACGGAGATGGCGGAACAACAGTTTTTGGCGATGTTTCAGCAATGGCAAAAAATAGTGAAGGCGCATCTTGTCTACACTTAGTATTACAAAGAATTTGGTTTTCTTGTAGTCCTGGAAATGGTTTTGATTCATTCGCACGTTTAGATGAAGAAGACGACGATGGCGACATTCCTATACTTGGTTTAACAGGATCAGGCTATTGGGATTTTAGAGAATTTGGTGGATTAAAAACTGACAAATCAGCTAACACTAACCAAAGTGATGTTAACTTTGTTGTTGCAGGCGCAGCAGATTCTGGCAACATGTATACGGCGATAGCAGAATTTAAGAAGCTATATTAGGAGATAACTGATGGCCAATACAACTTCAGGCACAGTTACTTTTGACAAAACATTTGCTGTCGATGAAATCATCGAAGAAGCTTATGAAAGACTTGGCATACAAGCTGTCTCTGGATATCAATTAAAAACCGCAAGACGTTCTTTAAACATAATGTTTCAAGAGTGGGGCAATAGAGGTTTGCACTATTGGGAAGTAGGTGATACCGATATTGATCTTGTTGAAGGCCAAGCTGAATATACTTTCTACAGAGCTACAGGTGATGGAACTTCTGCAACAACAGCAGGTGGAACAACAGGAACATCTACTTATGGAATTGCAGATGTTTTAGAAGCAACTTATAGAACAAGTCGAACTGAAACAACTCAATCTGATTCTGGCTTAACAAAAATAGCTAGATCTGCTTATTCTGCACTAGCAAATAAATTATCTAAAGGAACTCCTTCGCAATATTTTGTTCAAAGATTCGTGGACAAAACAACTGTAACCCTTTACCCAACACCAGATTCTACTGCAGCAGCAAAATTTGTTCACATGTTTTTTGTAAAAAGAATTCAAGACGCAGACGCAACATATACAGACGCAACAGACGTACCTTACAGGTTCGTGCCTTGCATGGTTTCAGGATTAGCTTTTTATTTAAGTCAAAAAGTAAATCCGCAGTTAACACAAACAATGAAGTTATTTTATGAAGATGAACTGACACGAGCATTAGCTGAAGACGGCTCTGCTGCTAGTACATATATAACTCCTAAGAACTATTATCCGAATATATAATGACAACTGGAAAATACGCAAAAGCAATATCAGATAGATCGGGAATGGAATTTCCGTACAACGAAATGGTTAAAGAGTGGAATGGTATGTTAGTACATGTTTCAGAATTTGAATCTAAACACCCGCAATTAGGACCAAAAGCATTTGGTGGTGATCCTCAAGGATTATTAAATTCAAGACCAGCAAGAGCGGAAAATGATGTGGCACAATTATTGCTAGAAAATCCATTTACAACTTATGCAGCATCATCAGGTATTATAAATGTTCATGCACCCGATCATGGTCTAACAACTGGAGACACTTATAGATTTAGAGGGGCGCCCTCAGTCGCTGGGACTTTTGCAGACCCAGATAGCTTTGATGGCATAGCGGGATCAAATATTGCATATGCTTCAGGTTATGCTATTACTACAGGTAAGTATGTTAGCGGTAGTAGAGACACAGATAAAACAGACAATTGGTTTTATTTTACAGTTAATACAAACACTGCAACAGCAGGAGAAGTTAAAGGAGGGAAGTTTCCGGTTTCAATAGGACCAGTTACTTTATCAGCATAATGGCAGGATTTACATATTCAACATTAACAACAGCAATTCAGAATTATACTGAAGTTGGAACAGGCGTACTTTCAAGTACAATTACAGATCAGTTTATAGATAACGCAGAACTTAAAATTCAAAGAGATGTTCCAATTGATGCAGATCAAAAAGAAACACTTGGAAATTTAACAGCTTCAAAAGATAATATTTATGCTCCTGCGGGAACTTTATTTGTTAGAGGACTTCAAGTTTATACTTCAACGACTGCTGCAACTGGAGCTAATAGCTGGTTAGAAAAGAAAGATATTAGCTTTTTAAGAGAATATGATGCAGTTGAAACGACTACTGGCACACCAAAATATTATGCTATGTCAGGAGGAGCAGAGGGAAGTGGTGCAACTTCTTCAGGAAGAATTACAATTGTTCCAACACCTTCTTCAGCTTTTATGTACAAAATTCAGTATAATGCTAGACCAATAGGATTGAGTTCAGCAAATACAACAACTTATTTAAGTCTTAATTTTGGAAATGGACTTTTATATGCATGTCTCGTGGAAGCATTTAGTTATTTAAAAGGTCCCGTGGATATGCTACAATTATATCAACAAAAATATCAAGCTGAAGTACAAAAGTTTGGTCAAGAACAAATAGGAAGACGGAGAAGAGACGATTACACAGATGGTGAACCTCGTATACCTCTCAATGTACCTCCAGCACCGTAAAGGATTAAATTATGGCAACATTAACAGTAACAGTCAAAGAAGCAATCACTCTTAACAACATAGATTATGGATCGGAAAGATCTTTAGATATTTCTAGTGTTAATGAAGTTGTAAAAAGAGTTGTAACCGCATCAACAACAGAATGTGGATTAATAGGATTTTTATCAGCATTAAGTAGCGTTGGTGTATCAGCTAATAAAATTGGTTATGT